TGCATCATGCCCTGCAGTTCCTGCGTCAGCACCTGGATCTGCTGGTTTGCCGCCTGCAGCGCCGGGTCTTCCTGATCCTGCAGCAGCTTCGGGTCGATGGTTTTGCGCAGTCGCTCGGCAAGCTCGTCAGCACCCGGCCAGTCCATGTTCTTGACGAACAGGTCGCCGGCCACGGCCCACAGTTGCGGCGAGCCTTGCAGAATCTGCGACATAGCGTCCATTGCCTCCTGCCGCTTGGTCAGGTACGACGGACCCGTGGTGACCACGACGTCGTATTTGCCGACGCCGGGGTTGTAGATCTTGGCGATGATTACGCCCGACTGGTCTTTGACCTCGCGCACCGGCTCGGGCTGCATCGGGTCCAGACGCGCCATCTTGGTCTGGCCGTCCACGCCAATGATCCGGGCGATGCGCTGCGTGTCGTAAATCTTCGGGATCAGGTCCACGATCTGCCGCGTGACGTAGCGCACCGCACGGGCCAAGTTGTCCACGTAGTGGTACGTACCCGTGTCGGACTGCTTTTCACGGGCCAGAATGGCTCGGCCGCTGCGCTCGTTGCTCGTCGCGCCCAGGCTGCTGTCGTACTGCCCCGTGGTGGCCTTCAGATCGTCCGAGGCGCCCATCTTGGCGGCAATCAGGCCCTGCTGGGCCATCGGCGGCTGCGCACGCTGCGGCAGCGGGAACGAGTTGCCAGCGCCGTCAGTGGCGTCGGGATTGACCTCCAGATACGGCCAGTTGGTCGTGTTGGCGGTCTTCCACTGGTGCTCGTAGCCCTCAAACTGGCCGCCGTACCCAATAAACGGGGCCTTGGGCGCCAGCGCCAGCATTTCGGCTTCCTGCGACACCCAATAGTTGTACATCCGCTGGGCGTCCTTGGCATTCCTGACCAAGCCGCTGATGTGGATCTCGCCGTCAACCTCAAACTCGTTGCCGACGACGCGCACCACCGGAATCCACTTGCCGGCCCAGTCGCGCTCCTCGAGGACTTCGTACCCGTTGGTCTTGCACCATTTGACGCGCTGCTGCTCGGCCTGCCGGCTGCGCATGGGCATCAGGCCCATCGCGCGCATCTGCTGGTCTTCCGGCGAGTCCTCAAACGCGGTCATGCCGCCCGGGTACAAGTGCAGCGTCTTGACTTCCTTCTCGATGTAGAAGTACTCCGCGATCCGCACCATGTTCTCGTTCAGCCAGTACCCCGACGTTGAGTCGCCCACGCTGTACGACAGCAGCGTCGAAACCGGCGCGGCCTTGGGGTACAGGCGCTCGTACTCTTTCTTCGTCAGGTCTTGCGTGATGAAGCAGAACTGCGCGTCGGCACCGCACGGATCCTGGATCAGCGGGTCCATGTACACGCTGAACGAGTTGCGGATGCGCCCGATGCGGATGTCTTGGTCGAACGTGTCGGGGTCGCAATACTCCGTCAGAATGCGGATGTAGCCCTCGCCAAACGTCACCTGGTTTTCGCAGGCCGTGTCGTAGGCAACGTCCGCGTCGGACATGTACTCGATGTGCCGCACGATGCCGTCGAAAATCTCCGCGACCTCCGGATCGGCCTTGTCGTCCGCAGGAATGACCTTGCCGCTGGGGCGGTTCTGGCGCTGGTCGTTGGTAACCGATTTGACGTGCTGCGGCAGTTTGTTGATCGTCAGGCACGGTCTGGCATTGATCGTTTGGCCCTGCACGCTGCCACGGGTTGCCAGCACATCCTGCGGCCACTGCCACGAATTGTCCGAACTGCCGGCGTAGAACTTCAGATCGTCCAGTTCGTTCTGCCGCGAATTCGACACCGCAGCCTGCGCCATGGTCATCCGCTGACGCATCTCAGCCAGAAAATCCGCGTCCTGCTTGCCGCCAGCAGCGGCCACGCGGGCACCAGCGATGCCGGTGGGGTCGGAAGTGCGGTTGTACGCCATTACTTTTTCTTCGCAGACGCGGGCTTTTGCGCCTCGCGTTTGACGCTGTACGCGATGGCGACAGCCTGTTTTTGAGGCTTGCCGGCCTGCATTTCAGCCTTCACGTTCTTGCGGAACGCGGCGGAAGACGCTGATTTCACCAGAGGCATGTCACTTCACCTTCTTCGCCGTCTTGGCCGACTCTTTGAACGCCTTGGCCGTCGGCGCACCCGCGGAGCCCGGTTTGCGCATCTTTTCACCGCTGCCGGCAGCGATGCGCTCGCGTTTGGCGTGGATGTTGGCGTAGAGGCCGGGGTCGCCGGGTTTTTTCTGGGGCATGATCAGCACTTCCAGCGTTTCAGAGCGGCCTTGGCCCGCTCGCCGTCTTTGGCCTTCGCGGCGACGCCGCCCATGCGGGCGCAAAAACTGGCTTTCCGGCCTTTATCCGCCTCAGTCTTCGGATTCGGCGCCGGAGCCTTCAGATTCGACCCCGTTTCGCGGTTATAGCGCTCGCGACCCTTGGCCGTCAGGCCCGCGCCGCGCTCGGTGGGCAGTTTTTCGCCCCGGCCGACGCTCAGAGACACGGATTTCTTTGCCATCACCGCCCCCGAAGGCCCTCAGTGAGCCATCCAACCCGCCGAAACCACGCCGCGATCACTGATCGAGCGGCGCTGCTCCTTGGCATTGTACTCCCGATGCGCCAGCGGAAACGCAAACGTGCATGCCAGCGCGTCGGCAGCGTCCGGCGACGCCAAACCACGCGATTTCATGTCCTTCTTCGACTCCAGATACACCGTTCCGCTGCTGTCGGGCTTCGTCTTCGGCCCCGTCAGGTCGGCTTTTAACTGCCGGTCAACGGGCACGTGCGCCGATTTCAGCCAGTCGCGCATCGCGCCCCACAGTTCGGCGCGCTTATTGCCCCACATCACGCTGGACTTGGCTTTCCAGCCAAAATTCACGCCCCTGACCTTGAACCGCTGCTCTGTCAGGCGGTCCAGAATTCCGTATCCCAGCCCGCCCTCGTCAATCACCGTCAGCGCGGGCCGGAATTCCTCGATGGCGTCGATCACGTGTCCCACCACGGTCATCGTGTCGTCGCCCCGATACCGCCGAATCGCCACCAGATCACGCCCCTGACGGGCCACGATCACAGTCGCGTCAGCCCCGCTGCGCGCGGGGTCCACGCCCAGCACAATCGGTGCCGTGGGGTCCTTGTACGCCGCCCGTTTTACCGCGTCGTCCACCAGGCGCGGCGCGATGAACTGGTCTTCGCCGGCAGCGGGAAACTCCCCGTACACCTCGACGCGGGCCTCGCGGGAGTCCTCGCCGTACTCATCGATGATCTGCTGGTACACCCGCTGGTCGGTGCCCTCAACGCTGCGGGCGTCGATCTGGATGTTCTTCCAGAAATCCCGCTTGGCGTGGAAACACTCGAAAAAATACCCCTCGTTGCGACGCGGGTTCGAAAACGCCAGCCAGTACCTGTCGAGGATGTTCTCCGTGAAAAACCCCGCGCCCACCGCCCAGATCGGATCCGGGATGCCTGACGCTTCGTCAAAGATCAGCATCATCCCGTCCATGTTGTGCGTGCCCGCGTAAGCGTCCGGGTTCTCCTCACTCCACAGCCGGCCCTCGGCCGCCCAGTACCGGGTGCCTTTCTTCAGATCCCGCTCAACAATCTGCGTCAGCCACTGCGCCGGCATGAGCTTCGTCGCGCTGATTTCCCACCAGTGCGAATTGATCAGCATCGCTGACCACTTCGTCAACTCACCCCAGGTCACGCCTCTGAGCTGCGCCTCGCTGTTTGCGCTGACCATCACCGTGCTGCCGATTCGCGTCGAGAGCATCCACAGAATCAGCCAGCTTACCAGCGCCGACTTCCCGATCCCGCGTCCGCTCGACACCGCCGCCCGCAGGGTGTCCATTTCCACCTGCCCGCGGTTCGCCCCGATGTGATCCCGGATCATCCGCAGCACGCGCCGCTGCCACCGCCGCGGCCCGTCGAACGCCGCCAGCGGCGTGTTCGGCTGCCCCCACGGGAACGCCAGCAACACAAACGCCTCGGGGTCGTCCCGAATACGCGGCTCCCACAGGCGCGTCATCAGCGCCTGCTCCTCGGTCGCGGTGTATATCGGCTTCTGCATTTATAGCGAATTTACCGGGGTTTATCGGCGGGCGCTAAATCTCTGCATCAGCGCGTCACACCCGGCAGCGGCCGCGGCGCCGCCCGCATCATCGTCGGCGCGCCCTGCAAATACACCTCCGCAGGCCGCGGCAACTGCATCGGCAACCCCGTCCGCGGATCGCGGATTACCCGCGCTGCCGACACGCCCTGCGGCATCGCCGCCATCGCGTTCGCCGCCCGCGGCACCCCGCCCATCATCGGGCCCAGAGCCATCAGCGCATTCATTACATTCCGCTCAACCTCACCCGGAATCCGACCCTGCGCCGCCGGCCCCGCGCCACCACCCGGGATCACCCCAGGCATTCCCGGCGCCACGTTCGCCCCCTGCATCCCACGCGCCCGGGGGTCCACCGCCGACGGCGTCCCAGGCCGCACCAGCGCCCTGTCAGCATTCAGCAAATCCCGCAGCGTCTTATCCGCTCCGAACAACCGCCGGAAATCCGCCAGTTCCTCCGCCGTCACCACCGCACGCCCGTTAACCACCGGCCTGTCCGGCCTCGGCCCCGTGTACCGCGTGGCATACATCGCAGCAGCGTCATCGTTCATCAGGGCATTCGGCATACACAGACTCCTTGGCCGGCAGCGCCGCAGGCGACGGCGGGCGCGGCTATCTTACCAGCGCTTCCCGCGCCAGCGGGGGCGGCGCCGCCGTTACTGCCGCAGTCCGTTCACCGGCAGCTAACACCACCGGAACGGCGGCGCCTATTCTTTCCACGGGTACCGCATCCTCCACCTCCACCGCCAGCCCACGCTGCAACCGCCCGTTTGCGGCCTCCAGCGCAGCCACCACGCTGATCTGGGTATTTACGTCAACCTGCACATTCGTCTTTGCCACCCAGTCGTGCCGGTGACGGAGAAACTCCAGCGCCGCTTTACTATCCCCAGCCTGCGCAGCATCGAATACCACGCGGGACATTTCCATCTCGCTGTCGGCGCGGCCTTTCATTTCCGCTACCTCGGCTATCGGGTCCATTATCTTCAGCCGCGCCAACTCCACC